GATCTGATCTCTCGTTTCGGTCTGCAAATCAAAGACTCGATGAAGGTGGTAGTCGCCAAGAAGAGATTTGAGAGAGAGGTTGCCGATAAGGAACCAGACATCGAGAGACCTAGAGAAGGTGATCTTGTTTACTTCCCTCTGTCTGGATTCTTGTTTGAAATCACTTTCGTAGAGAGAGAAAACCCGTTTTATCAACTGGGAAAACTCTACACATATGAATTGACATGTGAAACCCACGAGTTCAGTTATCAGGAGCTGAACACTGAATGGTCAGACATAGATAACAAAGAGACTGCTTACAAGAACGAAGTGTTCTCTTACACTGTTAGCGGATCTAGCGGTAATTTTACTGTCGGCGAAGTGATCACTGACACCAACGGCAAAACAGCGGAGGTGGTGTCTTGGACAGCAAGTACCTCTACCCTAGAGGCTGCTGGTGCCACTCTTGCGATTGGTGGGGTGACTGGAAGCATCTCTGGCACCACTGGAAGCATCGCTGCGACTGCTGGCACATCCGCAGACATTACTAAGGATCCATTTGCTTCCAACTCGGAAATCCAGATCGAAGGTATTGATTTCATCAACTTCTCTGATCGAGATCCATTCTCTGAAGGCGGCTTCTGATGTTTGATAAGTTTTACAACCAAGCAATCAGGAAGTTGACAGTTGCCTTTGGTACTCTGTTTAACAATGTCTACGTGATCCGACTTGACCAAAATGGGGGAGTCGACAAAGAGATCAGAGTGCCACTTGCATATGGTCCCAAGGAGAAGTGGATCAGGAAGCTAGACGAGCAGCAATTCGATTTCGAGATGGAATTGCCCAGAATGAGCTTCAATATCTCTTCCATCTCTTATGACCCAGCGAGAAAGAAAAACACCCTCCAAAAGAGGACCGTAGTCGGACCAGACAACTCGACCACATACTCCAACTTCGTAGAAGTCCCCTATGACGTAGAATTCGAACTCAGTGCCATGGTCAAGTTCGTAGAAGACGGTCTGTCCATCACCGAGCAAATTCTGCCGTTTTTTACTCCTGAATTCACTGTGTCGATTAATTTTAACGAGGTCAACCAAAACGTAGACGTCCCGATAGTATTGAACAGTGTTCTTATGAATGAGGAGTACGAAGGTGCCGTCGAAGGCTTCAGACTGATTACCATCGATTTTTCATTCACCGCCAAGACCAGTGTCTTTGGACCAGTCAAGACGAGCAAACCAATTCAGAAAGTACTCGCCACCATCTACGAATCAGAGGCATTCTACCTCGACGGCTTCTCCAGCGGTATCTCTGGTAACACTGTCCCACTATCTAAGGTGGACGTCGGTGTGACTGGTCCTTCTGGTGCATCTTCTGGTATTGACAACTTTACTGATTATACTACAGAAATCAGAGTCCTTGGGCACTCTGGTGGTTTTGATTCGGAAGGAAATGATCTATGAGTGAGGATCCGATCAGTGACGCACTGGGAATCGAACCAGTCAAAAAAGAACCCATAGAAATCAAGACCAACAACACAGAACCTGTTGCATCCACTTTCGATCAGAGAAAGAGGGATTATCAAATGGTTCGCGACAACCTGAAACACATCATCGAGACATCTGGTGTCGCGATTGATGGTATTTTGAACGTTGCTTCCGAGGGAGAAAGTCCCAGAGCATATGAGGTTGTATCTCAGTTGATCAAAACTACTCTCGAGGCGAATGAGAGTCTGATCGGTCTTCATAAGCAGATCAAAGACATCGAGAAAGTCGGCGAAGAAAAAGAAGACGCAAAACACGTTACGAACAATGCACTATATGTTGGATCCACCAAGGAGCTTTTGAGTATGATTAAGAATAACAAAATGCTGGATGCAGAGATTGTAGATGAGCAACCAGGAGAGTAAGACATACCTGGGCAACCACAATCTTAAGGCTGCCAACGTAAAGCAAGAATTTACCAAAGAGCAAGTTGAAGAATACCTCAAATGCTCCGAGGATCCTCTATATTTTATTAACAACTATGTGAAGATCGTCACCCTCGATCACGGTCTTGTCCAGTTCGAGCCTTGGGACTTCCAGCAGGACATGATCCAGAAGATCCATGACAATCGATTTATCATTTGTAAGTTCCCTAGGCAGACTGGCAAGAGTACGACCGTCATCTCGTATCTCTTGCACTATGCACTCTTTAACCCAGACGTCCGTGTTGCCATTCTTGCCAACAAGCAAGCGACTGCGATGGAGTTGTTGCATCGACTGAAAATCGCGTATGAGCATCTCCCCAAATGGCTGCAACAAGGGATCGAAGAGTGGAACAAGGGATCGATCATCCTCGAAAATGGGTCGAAGATCATCGCTTCAGCCACCTCTTCATCTGCCGTCCGTGGTGGGTCATTCAACATGATTTTCTTGGACGAATTTGCATATATTCCTTCGAATGTGGCTGAAGAGTTTTTCTCATCTGTATACCCGACAATCTCTTCTGGTAAGAGCACCAAAGTCCTCATCGTCTCTACCCCAAAGGGTTTGAACATGTTCTACCGTCTGTGGGTGGATGCCACAGAAGGAAGAAACGAATATGTCCCGATCGAAGTGACTTGGGATCAAGTTCCAGGAAGAGATGAAGCATGGCGGATGCAGACGATCGCTAACACTTCAGAGGAGCAGTTCAGGGTTGAATTCGAATGTGACTTCGTTGGTTCTGTTGCTACTCTAATCTCTCCGCATAAGTTGAGATGTCTTGCCTTCAAACCACCGACAGAGAAGACAGAAGATGGTCTGAAGATTTACGATAGACCTAAAGACGATCACAAATACGTCATCACCGTGGATGTATCAAGAGGGCAGGGTATTGATTATCATGCCTTCAGCGTGTTCGACGTGACAGAATCCCCGTATAAACAAGTGGCTGCTTTCAGAAACAATGAGATTCAGCCTATGGTTTATCCAAATCTGATCTATAGGGTGGCAAAATCATACAACGAAGCACATGTTCTGGTTGAGATCAATGACATTGGAGGACAAGTCGCAGACATCCTGAAGATGGACCTCGAGTATGACAACATGGTCCCCATCATTGAGAAGGTGGGGTCTGGACAAATACTATCTGGTGGCTTGGACGTTGGTAGACCCAAAAACGGTATCCGAACCAGTGCAAAGGTGAAGTCCATCGGATGCAACCTTCTCAAAGCATTGGTTGAGGGTGATAAACTGCTGATTGAGGACTTCGATACCATTATGGAATTAACGACCTTCATTGCCAAGAAAAACTCGTACGAGGCAGATGACGGCCAGCATGACGATTTGGTAATGACTTTGGTATTGTTCGCTTGGATGACTGGAGAATCTAACTTCCAGGATCTTTGTGGGGTAAATGTTACGAGGGAGATGTTCGATGTCAAAATATCCCAGATGGAAGAGGAATTGGTTCCTTTTGGTTTCGTTGATGATGGTAGCGAGGAAGAGGGACCTTTCATAGACTCAGAAGGTGACGTGTGGTTCGGAGATGATGATGACACGATAGGCGTCAAAGATTTCTTTTAGATAAATAACCAGTAGCACGCAACTTTCAGGAGATCTGATATGGCATTTCAAGTAAGCCCTGGGGTAGTGACCAGAGAGGTTGACCTCTCAAGCATCATCCCAGCAGTGTCGACAACCGTCGCAGGTTTTGCTGGTCACTTTCAGTGGGGGCCAGCGGACAAGCTAGTGACAGTGGATAGCGAAAACAATCTTGCCGCCCTTTTCGGCACCCCAAACGACACAAACTACAAAGAGTGGTTTTCAGCAGCAAACTTCCTTGGGTATGGGAACAACCTCAAGGTCGCGAGAGTAGTCGGTAGCAGCAGTCAGGCCCTAAACGCTGCTGGTCCTTCAGCCGCTAACTCTAACCATTCTCTGATCAAAAATGAAGACGAGATTGATGCTGCTGTAACTTCTGTCGGAATCTCATCTGAGGCTGGAGATTCATTCCTCAGCTGGCACGCAAGGTACCCAGGAGCACTTGGAAACTCGATTAGGGTGGTCTGGCATGACGGTGGTGCTGCAACTGGAGACAACGGACTGGACGACTCATCCGAGGGTGTCAGTGCTTCTGCTTACAACTCATGGTCGTTTGCAGGCAACTTCCAGACCAAACTACCAAACGTTTCTGGGTGGGCAAAGACTCTGACTGGTGTCACCAGTGACAACGCAGTCTATGACCTTCTGAACGTGGCAGTCATCGACGAAGACGGTCTTATTTCTGGCAATGCTGGTACCGTGCTTGAAGTCTTCGACGGAGTTTCAAAGGCATCAAATGCCAAGAACAGCGACGGTACGGTAAATTATTACAGAACAGTAATCAATGAATCCTCCAGATACATCTATGCTACTGGTCACCCAGAGCTAGACGGTGGTTTTAACGCTCATGGTGTCTGTGGAGGTAATCTCAGGTGGGGTGCTGAGCTAGACGGTGACGGGGGAACCTTTGACGTTTACTACGGAAGCGGCGGTTCTACCAGCGGTTACTCAGTATCACTTTCTGGTGGAACAGGTGCCGACAGTGGAACAGTTACCGCTACTGGCAACTCATCAGGATATGGTCTTTTCAGTGACCCTGACACGGTAGATGTCAATGTCCTGATCTGTGGACCCCTTTCTGGTGCAACTGCGAAGGCAGTGGTTGAGCTGGCAGAAGCACGCAAAGACTGCGTAGCATTCTGTTCACCAGAAGAGGCAGATGTCCTCACCAATGGTTCGCCAATCACTCAGAGTACTTGTGAAACCAATGTTCTGGATTATAGGACCAACACTTCGTTCAATGTCAACAGTTCTTACGGTTTCCTAGATTCGGGGTGGAAGTACCAGTACGACCGCTACAACGACAAGTATCGTTGGGTGCCTCTGAACGGTGATGTTGCTGGTATTGCAGTCCGTTCCGACGAAGCAAGCGAGACTTGGTTCTCACCAGCAGGTTTCAACCGTGGTCAGGTCCGTGGTGTGGTAAAACTAGCCTTCAACCCATCGAAGACCAACCGCGATAACCTCTACCGTGATCAGGTGAACCCAGTGGTTAGCTTCCCAGGAGAGGGAACAGTCCTCTTCGGAGACAAGACCCTTCTGTCCAAGCCATCAGCATTCGACAGACTCAATGTCCGTCGTCTGTTCATCGTGCTTGAGAAGGCAATTTCGACTGCTGCCAAATACCAGTTGTTCGAGCAGAATGATGAGTTCACCAGATCGCACTTCAGAAGTATGGTTGAACCATTCCTTCGTGATGTGCAGGCAAGAAGAGGAATCACCGACTTCAAGGTCATCTGTGATGCTAGCAATAACACTTCTGCAGTCATTGACCGCAACGAGTTCGTCGCCGACATCTACATCAAACCAACCAAGTCGATCAACTTCATCACACTAAGCTTTGTCGCCACCTCACAGGGTGTTGACTTCTCAGAAATCGGATCCTGATAGGAGGAATCAATGAACATCGATAAGTTCAAGGCAACCCTCTCCAAGGGGGGAGTCAGAAACAATCTCTTCAGAGTGCAGGGTGCGATTGGAAACACCAACCTTCCCACCAAGGTGGG